AAAATTTTTCCTGTCAAGTAATTTTTTTTTGTTGACATAGTTTTTTAAAAAAGGTACTAGTAATGAGGAGAAAGATACACGAGGAGATTACCATGCGAGGAGACATTGATGTTGCTTCATTTGTTAAGGCACTGTCTATACCTGTTGATGAAACATATAGAGGCGATTGCCCTGTTTGTTTTCGTAAAAATACTTTCAATGCTACTCATACTTCTGGGCGGTTGTTGTATAATTGCTACCATGCTGATTGCTCAGTTGGAGGGACTACAAAAACAGGCAATCTTGCTCAGACATCGTCTGTGGCAAAAGATAAAAAACCTAACAGAGTAGATCTATCTGTATATAACAAACAGTGGGTAGGACTAGACCGCAGTCAAAGAGTTGTTGACTATTTAAAATCTGTACAATCCTACCATGCTTACAAAAATAGATTTGCCAATATAAGATACGATGTCAAGGAAGACCGTTGTGTGTTTCTTGTATACAAAGATAAAAGTTTAGTTGATGCTGTGGGTAGATCGCTGACAAATTCTAAACCAAAGTGGAAGAGGTATGCATCTTCTCGTGTTCCTTTTGTTACGGCCAATGACAGTAACTATCTTGTAATCGTTGAGGACTGTGCTTCTGCTTGTGCGTTGACATTTGCTAATGTACATGGTATGGCTTTGATGGGGACAAATTTATTGACAGATTATTTAAAATACATTAAGCATTATAAACTTGTTACCGTTGCATTAGACAAGGATGCTTCAAAGAAGGCAATGAAGATGGTGCATGAATTGTCTATCCATGTGCGGACAAAGTTAGTGTTATTAGACAGAGACATAAAGAGGTGGAGTGAAGAAGAGATAAAGGAGAAGTTTAATGTCGCTTGAGAAACAAATATTATCGGCATGTTTATCACATGAGTTTTACAAAGATACTGTAGAGGTTGTATCAAAAGACATGTTTGCCAATGGTGTAGGCACTATCTTTGACACTATCAGTTTTGCACAACAAAAATATGAGAGTGACATTGACATAAANACACTGATACAATTACATAGAAATAAATANCCTGCGTTACCAGAATCATCCAGAGAACCTATAGAGGATGTAATNAAAGAACTTGACAAATTTATGCCAAGCAACAAGGTCATTCTAAAAGATTTAATCATTGACTTCTGGAAGAAAGACAAAGCCCATAAAATTAGTGACTTATCTGCTGACATTTGGTTAGGCAACAGTGATGACTTTACTGTACTGAGAACTTTAGTTGACACTGCTATAGAGAAAGCACCAGAGGATGAAGGGAATTTTCAGGAAGTGAAAGATGATGTGAAAGATTATATTGATGGTTGGGATCAAGGGTTTGAATTTAAGTTTGAGTTACAATCGTTGGCTGACAGAATAAGTGGTGCAGGTAGGGGTAATCTTGGTATTATCTTTGCAAGGCCAGAGACAGGGAAGACAACATTCTGTACATACTTGGTATCAGAATATATCCGACAAGGATTTAAGGTAGCGTATTTTGCTAACGAAGAGCCGGGCAGATTGGTCAAGGGTAGAGTGTTCTCTGCATATCTTAGACGTTCTATTGACGAGATGAAAAAGAACCTAGAAGATTCTATGAGTGTGTACAAGAATGAAATAGAACCTAACCTAAAATTATTAGAGGGTAGAGGTATCACTTTATCAGAGATAGAAAAATTTATTGACATACATAAACCAGATGTGGTAATGGTTGACCAACTTGACAAAGTAGTCATCAATGGTAATTTTGCTAGGACAGATGAAAAGTTACGAGCATTGTATGAAGGAGCAAGAACAATAGCCAAGAAACAACAAGTATTATTTTGGTCAGTGTCTCAAGCATCCTATGATGCACAGGGTAGACAAGAGGTTGACTTTAGTATGCTAGAAAATAGTAGGACAGGAAAAGCTGCCGAGGCTGACATTATCATAGGCATAGGAAAAAACTTTGGTGAAGAAGAAGATTATGTTAGACATCTTTGTATATCTAAAAATAAACTCAATGGGTGGCATGGGACAGTGACATGTTCTATTGACATATACAGGGCGAGATACGAGTTATGATACTAAAAGCTGACGGATTTGATGATGCAATATTAGGCTTAGGCCGAAGGTGTAGTCAGCCAGATCTGTTAGTTTATGATGTTGACAAATGTGTAGATATACTTATGGAAGATGGCATGACACAAGAAGAAGCTATGGAGTACTTTGAGTTTAATGTCGTTGGAGCATGGATGGGTGAAGGAACACCTATCTTTTTGTACAGGGGGGCAGAGGATGAAATTTAATTATAAAGTACAGAGCATAAATAATAAGACAGGTAAAGTTAACTACTTAAAACATGAAGAGTCTGGAAAACGTAGGCAAGATATGGTTTGGAAAAATTTACAAGATGCAGAGTATGCTTTAGATGTTGCCATGTATCAGAAATGGGATGAGGGATTGTTAGGCATTTGGGGCCAGAAGGATGAAAACAACACATGGTCAATAGTGAGGGTGGAAGATGAAAGTAACTGTTCTTGACATAGAAACAACATTTAAAAAAGACAACGAAGGTAAACTAGATGTTGATCCTTATACAGGAAACATGCTAGTATCTGTTGGGTATGACATTGTAGACACCGAATCAGGTTACATTTGTTTTACCCACACAGAAAAAGAACCTACAGAGAATGGCTTTGCTATACTGCAGAAAGTTTTAGATGATACTGACATATTAGTAGGACACAACATTAAGTTTGATCTCAAGTGGTTACTTGCTTGCAACTTTACTTATACAGGTAAAGTATATGATACTATGATAGCTGAGTATGTTATACATGGTGGTGACAAAGTTGCCTTATCTCTTGCCGAATCGGTAAAAAGATATGGTCTTGACGAGAAACGTACAGATTTAACAGAGCAGTACATGAAAGATGGTGTGTCCTTTGATAGCATTCCTTGGGATATTGTAGAGGAATATGGAAGAGCAGATGTAGAGGTGACAAAGCAGTTGTATCTTGCCCAACAAAAATATGTTTCTAATGGACTTGCGCCTACCGTTGGTTTAATGAATGAGATGTGTCAAGTTCTTACCGAAATGGAAAATACTGGTATGAAAGTTAGTGTAGATGCTTTGACAAATATTAGAGAACAATATCGTAATGAATACAATGAGTTACATGAGTTTCTTGATGAAGAAGTTAAGCGTACTATGGGTGATACTCCTATAAATTTAGACAGCCCAGAGGATAGATCTAAAGTTCTGTACAGCAGAGCAGTGACAGATAAGAAATTATGGGCGAGTACATTTAATTTAGGCTATGAACAATATGGTAGCACTAAGAGAAAGAAGCGAGTAAGAAAATACAAACAAGATGATTTTGTCAGAAAGGTAAGAACATACACTACTGTTGTACCTCACACAGAATCACATCAGTGTCCTTCCTGTAAAGGCAGAGGATACTTTCATCCACTAAAGAAAGACGGTACAGTTGGCAAAGCTAAAAGAATTTGTAAAACGTGTGGGGCGGAAGGGGTTGTATTTAAATCTACAGGAACAGTTGCCGGATTTAAGTTGGTGCCAAGAGATGCCTATGATGTGAGCACACATGGATTTAAAACAGATAGGCCTACACTAGAAGTACTGGCTATGTCTGCTAACGATGAACAGAAAAAATTTATTAGTGCCTATATAAAATACAATGCCATAGGTACTTACCTTAGAACATTTGTTGATGGTATAGAAAAGGGATTGGATAACAAAGGTTTTATTCATCCACACTACATGCAGTGCGTTACTGCTACAGGAAGACTGTCTTCTCGTAATCCTAACTTTCAAAACATGCCAAGAGGTACAACCTTTCCTGTAAGGGAGTGTGTTGTATCACGATGGGATGGAGGAAAGATACTTGAGGGTGACTACAGCCAATTAGAATTTAGGGTTGCAGGTTTTCTTGCAAATGACGATCAAGTGTATGCTGATGTACAGAAAGGTTTTGATGTACATAGTTTTTCCGCAGAGGCATTAGGTGTTTCTAGACAGGAAGCAAAAGCACACACATTCAAACCATTATATGGAGGTACATATGGAACAGAAAAAGAAGTTGAGTATTACGACCTTTTCAAGGCCAGATATTCAGCTGTTGCTAGATGGCATGTCTCTTTACAAAATGAAGCGATCAAAACGAAAAAAATCACCCTTCCGTCTGGTAGGGTTTATCATTTTCCTCACGTTCGTAGGAATTTCCATGGTGGTTCTACACATGCTACCGCTATAAAAAACTATCCTGTACAGGGATTTGCTACTGCAGATCTGCTCCCACTTGCTCTTATAAATTTAAGAAAAATTTTGTTTGACAAGGGTATGCAGTCTGTGGTATGTAATACAGTACATGATTCAATTGTCCTTGATGTATGTCCTGAAGAGGAAAAAGAGGCGATTGATATTTTGGCTGAGTCCATGTTAAGTATAAGGTCTGAGGCTAAGAAAAGGTACAATATTGATTATGACATGCCCATCGGTATTGAATTGAAAATTGGCAAAGATTGGCTTAACATGGAGGAAGTCTTAACACTCTAAACCGTAGGAGATAAGTATGATGTCTAATGACGTTGTAACGAAAGAAGCAGGGGTAGTGCCTTCACTGAAAAATATGTCAGTAGAGGAGATCGCTGCACTTACTGGGCAAGAGGTTAGTGGTTCTGAAAATAATCAGGGGCTACCACGTCTTGCTATTAACCACAGTGAAGAGGACAGCGAGGGCCGAACTATTTCTCGTGGTAAGTTTGCTTTAAAATTACCTAGCCTTGTCACTGCCTATGCTAAAGAAGCACACGTTAGAATTTTCTATCGTTTGTATACCTATAGCAGATGGGATGCAGAGCAGAATACTTTTGGTTGTCAAACAATACAAGCACCGACTTTAAGTGCTGACTTTTATGACACAGAGGGTAACATGCGTTGTGGTAGATTGACTAAAGATCAAGCAGATGCTTTACCAAAAGACAGTCCTGAGATGGCATTACACAAAAGTGTGAAATGTAATCAAGTTCTGTATAATACAGTACAGCTCGTTGATCCTGTAGATGCTGAAGGAAATAAAGTGGATATGCCAGAAGAGATACCTTCTGTATGGTATGTTCGTGGATCAAGTTTTCTGCCAGTAAGCGACCACATTAAAATGATAGCTAGACAAAAGCAGATCATGTGCACTGTGGTAAACAAAGTGACTACGTTGAGAAAGAAAATGGGAGGTGCATCCTATTACGTTCCTACTATGTCTGTTCTTAAAACAGTAGATATAAAGGAAGGTGATCAAGAATTGATGACCAAATTCTTTGAGACGAAAGAAGCCATCAACAATAAGACGATGGCACAGTGGAGGGAGCAAAAAGAAAAGAATGCCAAATTAGGAGACTTGTCCGATTTTGGTGATACTCTTGAAGCTACAGGATAAGACTTTTGTTTAATCCTATTCTTATGAAAGTGCAGGGATTTCTAGATCGTGCTACAAAAGAAGGCATTGATCTAGACCCTGAGCTTTTAGAAAATTTTAAGAATGACTGTGGGAATGCCCTAGTTAAGCAGTTGTCTCGTGGCAAAGGCGAATACTCTTTACGTATGAGTGGCTTGGGTAGACCCATGTGTCAACAGTGGCATGATAAGAATGGCTCTCCGAAAGAGATACAATACAATTCTATTATGCGATTTCTTTTTGGTGATATTATAGAGGCCATTGCTATGGTGGTGTTAAAATCATCAGGAGTAAATGTAGAATCAGAACAAGAAAAAGTAAAGTTAGGTTTAGATGCATGTGAACTTAGCGGTACTTTAGATGTTGTTATTGATGGTAAAGTGTGGGATATAAAGTCTGCATCACCTTATGCATTCTCTAAGAAATTTGGAGGAGAGTTTGGCGGATACAATAAAGTAAAAGAAGATGATACTTTTGGTTATCTTATGCAGGGTTACCTGTACAGCAAAGCAAAGGACATGGATTTTGGTGGGTGGATAGTTGTGGATAAAGCCTCTGGTGAATGGGCAGTGTGTGAAGCACCTGACTATCAAGAGGAGGATTCTACAGATCAATTGGCAAAAGCAGAATCCAATGCAAAAACTATGCTACAGGACAAACCATTAAAGAAAGAATTTAAAGACAAGGAAGAAACTTTTCGTGTACAGTATGGTAAAAGAAAAGGTGAAATAATTGCTACAGGAAATAGAGTTATGCATACTGTATGTAGCTATTGTGATTATAAGACGCAGTGCTGGCCTACCGCACAGCTATACAAGAAAGTAGGAACACAAGCAACACAACGACCATTGGTTTGGTATACAAAATTAAAAAAGAGAGAAATAGAGGTATGATTTATTTATCTACAGAAGTAACCATA